GCAAGTTGTACTTTGCAAGCTCTTCCGGCGTCAACTGCACGACTCGACGAGGAGATGCCTGTGCATACATAGCCTCCTGTTGAGGCGTCAACGGATAACCCATTCTGGTATCCATAGACTGCGGCTGGTTTGCCATATAGTAATCAGCAAAAGCAGTAAAGTTGTTTGAAGTGTAAGGAAATGTCGGCATATTAAAATCCCATATTGCCAATGTCTAGCCCGCCAGAAACTGGCGCAACTCTAGGTGGCACTGATTCCACTTTTGGCGCTCCTCCCCAAATTGATTCAATTGCAGTATCTATTCCACTAAGGTCAAGCGGAGGCTTTTGAGCTGCAAGAGCTTTTTGTGTTGCAAATTGACGCTCTAAATTAGACTGCTGCGCCTTAAATAGCGTGGGCACATAGTCTTGAAAGAAAGCATGCCGCTCAGTGCTGCTCATCTTGCTAGTCACATCACCTAACTGCTTGGCTTGATCTTGGTTTAAGCCAAACATCTCTGGGTTAAGCTCAAGCATCTTCTTGGCGGCATTGGACTTCTTGTCCAGCTCGCTAGACTGAGCGTAGTACTGACTTATCGAGCTTGGGTTCATTGTGTTCATCAACCCAGCATCTTGCGTAAATCCAGTTGCTCTACCTAGCCTTCCAAAAAAGCCACCACCTTCTGCTGGCGCACCGTATGCATTTGCTGCTAAATTTCGGATTTCTCCAAACGCCTTTACTGCATTGTCAACCTTTGCATTTTGACGAGCAATATAAGCGTCTCCAACTTGACTTGATATTTGTTCGTAATTTGGAGACATAATGTCTCCATATCCGCCTTTTCCTTCAAACGGTGAGATAGGTTGCGCCATAATTAAAAAATGCTTCCAAGTGGTTCTCCAATAGTTTTGCCAAATAATGCAGTTCCTATAGCTGGCCCCCAGCCCTTACTTTTTGTATTGTCAGCCTTCCACTTAGCCATGGTATACTGATTAAGAGCCTTTAGGTTCTGTGAGCCAATCTGCGCGCTTAAAGCAGACTCAGGGTTGAAGTACTGTGGCCCAGCCAACTGCTGCTGTGCAAATGTCTGCTGCGTAGCGCCGCCAAGCAAGCCAGCAAAGTCAGGTGTGGCTTGGAACGAAGCCATCGCGGGAGCTGCTTGTTGCTGCAAGAAACCAGCAGTCTGTGCTGCAAATCCTTGCCGCTCACGTTCGCGGCCAGTACGGGCAGCGTAGCGGTTCATCACTTCTGCTAGATTAGACTGATTGCCAAGAAGCGTATTGCGAGCCGCATACCCTGCACGAGTCTGCTGGTCAATCATACGCTGCTCTTCAGGTGAGATGTCGCCACCAAGAGCCTGCTGCTGCTCTGCATACTTGCGCAGCCCGCCAAGCAAGTCCTTTGCTCCACCGGCAGCTTGGTACGCCTCAACAAAGCCTGCGCCACGTTCTTGCAGGGCCTGTTGCTGGTTCTGTTGTCTTGCTCTGGCGTAGTCGGCTTCAAGGGCAGTGTAGCCAGGCAGCAAGCCCTGTGTACGCGCAAGATCAGCCTGCGCAATCTGTGTGGCTACTTGCGACTCAAGCTCTGCGTATTTAGGAATGTACTCTTGGCTAAGAGCAAACAACTCAGGAGCAATTAGCCTCTGTGCTGCAAGCGTTTCTTGAAGCTGTTCGGCGTAACTTTTAGTTACGGGTGCTGGAGGTGCTGGTGCCTTTTTCTTTGCCATACAAAAATCTTTTAGTTAGTCTTGCGTCCCATTCAATGAGCTTGCCTCTACGGAAGGCATACGCTTTCGCCATCTTACGATCAGTTCTAATAATTTCTCGTAGCAATTCCCTGCCAGCTTTTTTGCTGTCAGCATAAAGAACATCCATCCTGTATATATCGCTTTCAGGCTGCTCCCACTCAAAGTCATCTTCTTTGTCAATGATGGGATGAATGACAGCAAATGCTCCGTCAACAATAAACAGATTTCCGTGAAGCTGGTGAAATGAAAGGTATTCGCGCAGCACATCTGTGTCTGTAGTCTGAAACAGTGTTGGATGTTTGTGTGCGACATGGTTTGCAAGTTTAAGAAAGTCTTCCCATTTCTCTAGCGTCATTATGTCTTAACGATGAACCTGAGGGCTACGTTGGTTGGACGGGTTTCGCTGCCTCCTACTGAACTTGTAAAATCGCTGCTGCCTCCTGTGACATTTGCTCCTTGAATATAAGGGGCACCTCCATTTGGGCTTCCTCCTCGCGTGTTAGGAATTACATGCGCATGACTTCGAATCAAGTCGCCCTGAAGTGACCTAAGTTGCCTACCTGGATCTATGCTGCCTTGACTGTCCCAACCACGGACAAACTGACCACGCAGGTCTGGAAGGTTAGATCCGTAAATGGGAATAAGCGAAGCTGGAGATGCTTGCCCGTTCATTTCTAGCCAGCCAGATGGAATAGATGCTCCACCCCACATGACGACAGCCCCAACAAGTGTTGATCCAGCAGCGGCAGCATCAACGTACTGTTTAGTCGCCGCGCCAAGTGCTACAGTTGGATTTGCATTTAGCGTCAATGGGCCAGTCATTGAACCGCCAGACTTAGAAAGAAAAACAGCAGAAAACAAATCACGAATACTGCTCAGCGCATACTTAAACAAGTAATTAGTGCGTTCTACTATAACATAATCGCTAATTTGAGCGACATCTTCAATTTGAGCAGAAATAGCACCTGGCAACAATACAGCGTTATCAACATGGTTATTTAGGTTTTCAGCAGTCACCTGCGATTGTCCAGGAGTGCCGTAATTGACGTATGTCGTGCCTTTTTGTATTTGTAGTCCTGGCATAAAGTTATTCCTGAGAAATCATTGGTCTGTTAGCTGCTATAGCATAAACAGCAGCACTCTTCAAGGAAGGTCTTCCTACAATAAAATTAATTGTGCAGTCGATAGAAGCACCCCTTGCTGCAATCCTAGGCCTAAGAGTGCCGTCTGTAGTGCCCCCAAAGGAGTACTCAAGCACCGTCTCCAGCACATCTGGATCGTGTGTATTGGTGTCAATTCGCACAAAATCTGTTTGTACGTTGTTAAACTGAAACTCGCCGCGACTGTATCGCTTCTCCGCAGTTCCTCCAAACGTATACTCTCTTGTCCGAACAGATGCCGGTATATGCACAAAGTTTTGCGTGCTTGGCATTAAGGTTGATTCCGTAATTTGAGTCGAAGCAGGAAATAGATTGAATGGCAAAACCGGCAGAGCATCGGAATAGTTAAACTCATCACCCTGCACCTGCTCCTCAGACAAGAACACGCCGCCAAACTGTGTGGCTCCCGCAAAGTTGGTAATTATCATCAACCGCCGCTGATTGATATACGCAGACAAGATCAAGTTATCTGCGAACAACCCAGCAGGATAATAGTCAATTGACTCCCATGCTTGGTTAAGCGTGTTGTAGATTAGGATCTTGTCGTTCCTAGTAGCCGAGCCAGTCGGCATGGCAATGTAGAAGCGGTTGTTATAGTAAGTTGCCACTGAGTTTTGAACAGTGTCAAAGTTAACAGTCTCAAAAAAGTCTGCAATTGGCTCGCTCAGTGGCAGTGTGTTGCCAAGCAGCTTTAGATCAAGCTGTGGCGTCAGCATGTGTACACCATTGGCAGATAGGAAAAACACAAACTGTCCAGCAGACACGATAGACCGTCTAGCAAGGCAACCAATTTCAGTCGTCACTACTGTCGTGGCGCTATTAGCCCCAGGAGGCGAATCTACCGCAAAGTTGTCCGTCTCGACATAAACAATATAAATGCTGTTGGTCATAAAGACCAAGAACTGGTCTTGTACCCATGGCAGCACACCTACAATCGAGTCATTCCCGCCAGTATTGATGACGAAGTTATTCAGCGTCGTATCGCACTGTTCACTTAAGATGTCGCCTACCAGCATCTGATAGTCGCCGTACTTAAGGATAAGCCGGTTCTGAAAGTACAGTCCAAAATCAGCGCATGGCACAGACTGCGTGATACCTGTTACTGTAGTCCCGTCTATAGTGAACTTCTGCTGCGCAAACGTAACTGACGTTAAGCCATCCTGCCAAACAAGTGGCGCTAATCCACGGCGAGCCGTCCAGCCTGTTTGTGCAGTCCGAGTTGTGTAAGTTACTCCCGTGGTATTCTTATATTGAAACGTAAACGTGGTTGGGCTAG